GATAGTCATCTACCTTCTCGGACAATTCTGTTTTGATGCTCTCTACCTCTTCGGTAAGAGTAGCTTCAAATGCTTCTTGGATCTGAGCGACCTCAGCATTAACCTTCTCGGTTACTACTGCTTCAAAGATCGTTACTGCACGGTCTCTGAATTCTTCTGATAGGTCTTCACCAGCGACAAGAGCGTCAACATCTTGAGTAAAGTCGTACTTGGTTTCAGCGATTGTCTCTTCTTCGCCATCTTCTACGTCCTCCATTTTAGCGGATGCAGCAGAGGGCTTAGTGGTGTGACCACCATCGCCAACGTGCTTTACTGATGCAGCTGCAGAAGCGCCAGCATTCTTGGTGCCCTTAGCACCTTCTTCAGAATCAGTGTCAACACTGATTACTTTCTTGGCACCACCTTTGGAGGTGTCCATTTTTTCGCCAGGCTTTGCATCCTTGGTGACTGCGTTAGAGCCTTCGCTCACTTCTTCCATTGAATCTAGCTCTTTGTCGAGGGTCTCAGACATTTGATAATCTCCGTTAAGCATTTGTTTGTCTATGTTTATTTATAAATTACAAACTCTTCAAAAACTGCTCAAACGCGGAAATTTTGCGCTCTTGCAAGTTGATTAGAGTTGCGTGGTCTATTTCGTCTTTGATCTCAGCGACCGCAGACTCTTTCAGGATTCCATTATCCCAAACCCACTCTTTACCTTCCATAATTCCATCAACAAATGCGTCTGGAGCAGAAGGATCTGCAACAATATCAGCAGCAGTGGCAAGCATAAAGTCATCTGCAACAACGTTGCAACCCTCTTTTTTGATGAGGGATCCCATGCCTCTGGAGGAGACACCCAACTTTACGCCTTCATCTAGCAAATTCTTAGCGATCCTACCCATAGGGGTTTCCAAGATTTGTGCTTTACCGATGAAGTTATTGCCTTCCTGTTTAAGGGAAACGATTCTATGAGAAACGCGATCTAGGTTAATCGATGGACCATCGGGATGACCCAACTCACCAAGAGCACGTCCTTTTTGAATGTAACTCTCATCATATTTAGCAACTTCTCTAGCGAGAGTCTTGACAGGATACATTCTCCCATTGCGGTTTTTTACTTCCGCTTGTAGGAATACACCTTCGATAAATTGACGCTTCTTACCATCAACTTCTTCGGTGAGAAAATCTACCTGTGCTACTTCTTCACTGATCAGTTTCATCTGTTGTTTCCTCTTCTGTATCTGGGGTTTCTTCGGTTTCAACTTCTGCCGTAGGAACTTCTACTTCATCAGCAGGTGGTTCTTCAGGCAATCTTCCGTCAACTTCAACATCTTCGGGTGCTTCAGTGCCATCGGGTAGAGCGTCGGCAACAGCATCGGCAGCATCTTGACCAGTGTCATCGAGATTAAATCCCATAGATGCAGCAAACTCAAGCTTCTTTGCTTGAATCAAGTCCACAGTTTTAGAGGCAAGAGCATCATTTACAGCATCCATGGCGTCCTGTTTGGAGTCGCCAAAAATCTTATCAACAATTTCTTGCGCGATTTCGGAAGGCATAATAAATCCTAATTATATAGAGTTATTTATCAATTTAAATTTCACCCTGTTGCATCTCCGCTTCATCGGGACCTTCTACTGCAGGTGCTGCCCCTTCTTCAGGGGGCATTTCACCGCCAGCAGCCATAGCGGGATCCATTTGCGCTGCTGGATCAAGTACAAGACCTGCGGCAATCTCATCTTTAATTTGTTTGTCAATTTCTTTAATCTCAGATTCAGTTTGCTTGAGCACTTGACGGCGCATATAATCCAGTGAGAAATATTTGCCGACGAATGGATCCATTGTAGCAACCTGATTCATTCTTTCATTGCGGATTTCAATCTCCTTCAATTCGGTGAAGTAGTTATCAGCAATGAAATCAAATTGAATGTGCTCCTTCATATCATCCCATTCCTCAAGAGAGCAAATACCCTTAAGAACGAGTTGAGTCTTCAAGAGATCCACGAATAACTCAGAGAATCTCTTACGGAGACGAGCAACAAACTTCTGAAACTTAACTTCGTCACGAGTGATCTCTGCAGCGCGACCGATGTTAAATGTAGTTTCTGTTTCTAGACGAGACGAGGGGACGTTGAGTGCCTTATACAGTTTCTTTTGGAAATACTTAACGTCTTCCAATTCACCTAGGTTTTGTCCACCAGGAAGAGTTGTGATTTCTGTACCTCTACCACCCTCACGGCGGGGCAACCAGAAGTCTTCCAACATGGACATAAACTTCTTGTCGTCCTTGATCTCACCAGTGTTAGCATCGTATACTAGTTTATTACGATAGCGACCCATGACTTCACGCAGATATTGCTCTGCCTTATTCTTGGGAAGATTACCAACGTCAATGTAGAAAATTCTACGCTCGGGTGCTCTACTCAAACGGTAGATAACCAGAGAGTCTTCAATCATACGGAGTTGGTTTACCGCTTTGATTGCTTTGTGAAGATGAGACAGCACCATGTTTTTGTTGAGATCCATGATGCCAGAGTGGCAGTAACAAATAGAATCTGGAGCAATCTTCATGCCCTGATTGGTTGAAGCATTCTTCAAACCTTTGGGGTCAAACACAAAATAGTCTGCTGCCTTTGAGGTCAATGCCTCATTGACATTCATATTGCGTAGTTGCTCAGGACGCTTTTGCTCACGCTCACTGACCTTACGAATTTTACGAGGGTCAATGTAGCGCAAATCAACCAGACCACCGCTAGGATTATCTGGATCGATTACTTTATGATAAAAAAGTCTCCCGTCAACATACCAGCGACGGAAGATCTCATACGAGCGATTGTCAAAATCAAGAAGACGAAGGATCTCATCAAATTCTTCTCTAATGAGTTTCTTGATTTTATCTGATTGCTTTAGGTTGGATAATTCTACTGCGACAGGAACGTCGTCAAAATTACCACAAATAGTTTCGTTGACAATATCATCAACTGCACTATCACATTCTGGTTGCAAAACCATCTCTCTGTATCTGGAGATTAGCTCATACTCGTTACGTACCGCGCCGTCCATATCTACGGTATATCCGTAGTAACCGCCGCCCGAAACTGGAAGTGAGCCGTCTAGGTTATCCTTTTGCACGAAAGAAGGCCCCTTGGGGACCTTCTTTGCACGCTCCAGTGAAAAACCAAAAATCTGTGATGCCATTATATTAGTAACGTAATCCCTGGACTATTTAGGTAGTTTCAGATCAGGTGTTTCCGCCCGCTGGTGCAACAGGTGCCCAATACTGGACCTGGAGCTCAACGGTGAATTCTTCAATCGCATCGTTGTTGCCGTAATCCAGATCAATAGCAGATACGCTGCTGGGGAATACGTTGTAGAATCTGTAGGACTTGAGCACTTGAGGTGCATCCGAATCCTGCAGGTCACGGGACAACTGATGGACGCTCATGTCAGCGAAGTAACCAGTCGAGTCAGAAGCATCACCGAGAGTGCCAGCAGCAGTGAAGTTTTCGTTTGCTGCCTGAATGCTGTTTGCCCACAATTCAAATGCGTTACGCAGAGTGAATTTGGTATCATTCATGATGGTGATTGTCCAAGGCTCGAAGGTTCTGTCACCTGCGATCTTGAGGACACGACCTCTGAAAGGTACTTCGATAACACCGATCTGAGATGCGGGAAGATTTGCTGCTCTAACAGTAAACTTACCCAAGTTAGTCAACGCTGCATCATTGATGATGCCCGTAGGGAATGCCAGGTCTACCTGGAATAGATTAGGGCGAGCAAAATCATTTACGATACTCGCTTTAAAGTCGTCTAGTGTGCCTCTAATAGCCATTTTTTTCTAATGCCTCCGTCGTTTATATTTAGTTAAATGAATTTTTTGAGGGGTCCTTGCGGACCCCAAAGTTATCAGTTAGCGACTTCAGCGAAGCTAACACCCGTGCGAGTAGCAACGAAGGTCAGCGTGATGTAGTTGATAGTGCGCGTGGGCTTGACATAAATCTCAGCGTAGAATTCGCCACGATCTACTGCATCGGGAGGGTTGTTGGTCTCATCGCACTTGACGAGGAAGTCGGTAACACCTCTACGACCTTGGACATCACGGAGGTAAGGCTCAACGATGTTGGTGAAGAGTGTGCGTTGTGCTTCATCATTCTGCTCAAAGAGTTGAGTCTTAGCAGCAGTGCCGATAACTCTCTCGATAACGAGGAAGAGGCGACGGACGTTGATGCGATCGAATGCAGAAGCGAAACCTTGTGCAGTCTTGTCACCGAAGAGGACAACACCTTGACCAGGGAAGGAAACAATGGGGTTGACTCTTGATGCATACAGTGTGTCACGCTGTGTCTTATTGGGAGAGAATGCAAGTTTGATTGCATTTCTCAGGACACCGCGAGCGAAACCTGCAGGAGAGAACCAAGGTTCTGCTACGTTTGCAGTATTCAGGACCAGACCAGCCATGTCACCGTTGCAAGGGACATAACGATAAACGTCAGAATACTTATCGTAGATATACTTGTAACCACTATCGAAGACCGCATAGTTGGTGCTAGGCAGTTGATCGAAATAGTTGACCATGTTTCTTACGATTGTATCGCCATTGGTAATGCCGATAACATCAGATCTCTTAGGAGAGAAGAAAGCGAGGCAATCTTTACGAGACTCGATGATGCTGGTGATGACGGAAACTTTTGCGATTGCAGATGCATCGTCGTTTCCTGCAGGACCAGAGAGGATGAAGTCAATGGTTTGAGACTCAGGATCGGAAATCAGATCATAAGCATCGCCAACTAGAGTGTTGGTGATGCCATAAGTACCAGCAGATGTTGCATAAGTTGCACCTTCGCTACCAGAAACAGCACCGAGACGATAGTAGAATGTAGCATTATTCTTAGATCCAACGGTGGTTGCACCAGCGGGATAGGAAGTTGTGCCGTCTGCGTTACGAAGGAGGTTGAAGCGACGGTTGATTGCACTTGCACCCCAGTTGCCAGCTGCAGCGTTACCAGCAGTGCCAGCAAAAGCAGCAGTTTCGTGGGATCCCCACCAGAGATATTCAGAGCGTTGCTTGATTACAGTCTTGTAGTAGTTAACTGCACCGACAGTGGACTTAGCATCGGATGCTTTAGAAACACCGATGAAACGCTCAAGGACTGTGCCAGGGTTTCCAGTGATTTCACCGTCAATGTCAACAATCAGAATGTGCATTTCGTCGTTAGAACCACCAACGCTGCTAGCGAATAGGGAGGTGCCAGGACGTTGTGCAACGTTGATCCACTTGGAGCCAGGGAGATACTCACGCTCAGCATACTCATTTCTTACAGAAGAAACGGTTACGTTGGTGGAGTTAGTATCAGCAACGATGTCGTTAGCAGCAAACTTGACGCTACCAGAATCGAGACCAACATAGAGACGACGCTCAATACCATTTGCTGCGATAGCAGCAGTGTTGGTGCCCTGAGTGATGACATCATCTTCAGCAATGATACCAGTAACACCACCAGCAGGAAGCTCGATCTCAAGGACCTTATTGCCAGCATCCCATGCTACAACGGTTACTGCTTCGTTAGATCCACCAATGTCAATAGTGGTCGAAGTGCCAGGAGTGAAGCTGCCGACTACGGTGTCAACAGTGAGTTTCAAGGAATACTTGTAAACTCTACCAGCAGCGCCAGATGCAGCGGTGACTGCTTCGTCAGCAACGAATTCGTGCTCGTTACCAGAACCAGGAGCGGGACATACGAGAATCTGATCAGCACCAGCGTCAGTTACGAAAACGCCAATGGAGTTACCGAGAGTGCCTGCATAACGCGAAGCCCATTCCCAAGTGTTGGAGTTGCTGTTTTCGTAAGTGGTTTCGTAGTCTTGAAGATTTTTAATCAGGACCGAAGTGCCTGTATTAACAGCATTCTTCAAGAGAGAATCCGAAACACGGATGGTCTTAAGGACACCACCATATGCAAGGAATTGCGAAGCGGTATACCAATACTCGTAGTTATAGTCGTCGGGCTCACCGAAAGTTTGGACAAGAGATCTTTCAGATGCGATCTCAATAATTTCTTCAACGGGACCTTGAGAGAATGGTGCCACCAAGACACCTACGTTTAGTCCTACTGGGGCGGTTACTGTAGTTAGGTCCCTTTCCTGGATTACTACCCCTGGGGACAACTGGTTGGAAGCACTCATGTTTTAAACTCCTAGAATGGTCATCGAATGTCTAGGATTATTTATATTTTTGAAACTTTACCTGTACTCCCACATATATGACCTGTCTCCGTATTCCGCGACCTGCCATACATCACCCTGTGCATCAGCAAAATATTCATCGCCTAATCCATCATCGACAAATCCAAAGGGTGCCATGTCTTGCTCAATAGATTCACGTTGATCATCATAGATACGCTGACGGACATCATTGTCATTCAATTCTTTAAAGTATTCTTGCATTGCCATCCATGCAAAAATAACCATACACATTGCCAAGTCATCATTACATCCTTCTTCCGCTTGGAAGGTATTGCCCTTTGCAATAAAGGTTGTTAGTTCTGCAATACAATCATAGTCTGGCACAAGTAATTTATCATCTTCGATAAGTTGCTTTAGGTTGGAGCATCCAACTGACTTGACTGCTGTAGACATCTTGACACCCAACTGTGTCTTCTTACCAGAGAATCCCTGACCCAATTGCTGACCCGCACGACCGCGCATTGCAACCATCAAAAGATTTTCATATTCTAAATCGTATTGAATGATGTCTGCAACCTGTCCGCCAATGTCATTAACCTCAACTAAGACAAATGCTTGATTATAATTCTTGGCAACATCTACAATGATGTTTGGAAATAGAATTGGTTTGACATCATTACTTCTATACTTTGCTACGACTTGATAGGGAATTGTAGTTGTATCAACCACCAAGAACGCAGAGTAATCTCCTGATACACCTCGTGCCACGTCTGCGGTGATAACATAATTATGTCCTTCTTCTTTCTTCTTATATAATGACAATCCATTTTTAGTGACGAAAGGATCTTCATATGCCATGACCCTGAGTTTTGTTGCACTAATCAAGGTGTCAACAGATCCTAGGAATTCACATTCAAACTCAACTTTGAATTGCTGCTCCGATGTGTTTTTAATTGTCTGCTCTTTCCATGCCGCATCTCTACCAGGCACTTCAGACCAATGCACTTCTGTGGGGACATATTCATTCTTCCCACGCTCTGCATCATGCCACAATTTATAAAACATATTCATCCCGTGTGGCGTGGAGATGATAATTACTTTGGTTGACTTACCAGAAGATACAGTAGGATAAACAGAGCTAAAAAACTGGTCAGCGATATGAGTCGGAACGAACGCGAATTCGTCCAGAAAAATGACGTTAAAAGACATACCCCTGACGGCACTAGCAGAAGTAGATGCAGCCAGTATTTTACTTCCATTCTCCAATTCCAGACTACCTCTATTCCATTGGAGGATTCCTTGCTGGAGCCACTTGGGGAGGTTTTCATAAGACAGTTGTAGACGTTGCAACATCTCACGAGCAGTCGCTGCTTTGTTTGCAAGGATTGCTACGTTGACGTTTTGATTGAATAGTACATACCACAATAGGTATGCGGTAACGATAGTAGACTTACCAGACTGACGAGGTAGTTTGGCGATGTTAAATCTGTTGTCATGAAAACTTTGCACCATCTCCTCTTGGAAATGATACATCTCAAAAGGAATCAAACCCTTGTCAAGAGAAACAATCTTGATATACTTTTTGATAAAGTAAACAGGACTTGCTGCACATTTTAGATACTCCTCCACTTCTTCAGGAGTAAACTCCTGAGTAACATTTGCTTTTTTAAGATTAGGATTACCTAGATATTGCTCATTACTCATACAAGTGTCCCATGCTGTCTGCGAATCTCACGCAACTCTTCAAAGTCTTTTTTCTTGGTGCCGCCATCATATGCCCAGGCGTAACCCTCTTCAATCATCTGCTCATTCAGAGATAGATCCCCATCACCAATATACAACCATCCTAGTAGACGACCATACTTGCCGACACCACCAACCAACTCAGTGCGGATAACAAGATCATCATCCCCACTAATGGCACCATCCAACTTCTCTTTGAGCCAAGCCGTCGCATCTAGTCCGAGCTCCTTTTCTTCCTTGTCTCGGGTGCGTTTTTCTGGCGTGTCCACGCCAGCAACTCTAACTCTCTCTTTTTTATAAAGGTCAAAACCGAGATCAATTGTGACATCGATCGTATCCCCATCGACGACTCTATTTATTTTCGTCACTCGGAAGTTGTAACAACTCTTCCTGCTTGGGGGTGTCATCGCTCCCATGATCTTGTGCCTCTCGTGTATCAACTAGTAGTATATATCTAATAACCCAAGAAACTCCTATCAGGAGAATAATGATCGAGATGATCACACTCCAAACAGGATCGTTTATATCATTCAGGGGGCGGAGAAGGAGGTTCATGCCAGAAAGACCTTATACCTTTATATCTAGGATTATTTTTTGCCTCCCAAGATACCATCTCTCCTAATTCATCGGCGCATTTACACCATTCTGCTCTTGCATCCTGTGCGCCTAATGCTTTTTTAGGAACAGCGTATACCATCGATGCCAAAGTTTATTGCACTCGTCATTCTTTATATTCAGGTGATTCTCCCGATACATGGCGTGCGAAGGGCTCCCAATGCTCCCACCCATATTTATGTACAAGATGCATACCAATGATGGGAACAAATACCAAGAAAAACCCCATGACGCCTAGGCACCACGGGGTTTGCATGACGTGTCTAACCAGGAGCTGAACGTGACTCATTTTGGAAATACTCGGGTAGTGGACATCCTTTAAAATTGTTTATCTCATTGACGGACAAGACAAACATAGTGACAAATCCAAGGCAAAAAGCAAACAGCATCTGTGGGAAATTGTAGTTTCCCATGTAAGCAGTAGGATCAGGTTCATCGTCATGGGGATGAAGATGTTTACTAATCTGCTCTATTCGCTTTTTCTTTTCTTCGTCTTCTTTTTTCATGCTGGATAATCCCAATCAGTAATACGATCTACTTTGTATTGTGGACCCCACCCACCCTTGTAGATATAAGGGACAGTGCGAATTGGGCAACTATCACCAGTACACAGAAGATCATCTACAATCCTCCAAGACTCCATAACTTCTTCTGCATGGACGAAGTGTGATTGGTCGCCATTGATTGCATCATAGAGAAGTTTCTCATAACCGTCAACTGCTCTTTCTTCTGGATATGCATGTGTTAGTGTGGCGAGCTCCAGATCATCATTGAGCCCAGGGGACTTAATGTCCATGCGAATATCGAGATGAGGATTAGGCTGTAGACGAATAACGATACGATCGTTGATTTCTCCTTCATACAATTTAAGTGGTGGTGCTTTGAGTTTAATGACTACCTCTACGCACCCATAAGGCATTTTCTTACCCGTCATGACGTTAAAAGGAACTCCTTCCCAGCGCCAGTTATCGACGAATAAACTACCAGCAAAATAGGTAGGAGTGCCACTGTTAGGATCAACGCCCTCTTCATTACGGTAGCCATCGTATTGTCCAAGAATAATATTTGTACCTAGTCTAGTGGCGGCGAGGACTTTTGTCTTCTC